ATCAAAAAAAGAGCGACTATCAAGGTCCATTGCATACGACAGCATTTGCAAGAGTTGTGCAGCGTTCAGTAACCAACTTTATGTTTGCTGGTCGTGCAGAAGTTACGCCAATCGGTTTGCTACTTAGTATCCTCAGTGAGGAGAACAGTCACGCATATTACTTTTTGAAGAAGAACAGCATTAGCAAAGACAAGCTGGTTCAGTATCTACGCAAGCACGATGGAGAAGCCGGCACCGTTCCAGAAGATACATTCCTAGATGAGTTTTGCGTGAACCTCAACAAGTCATCGCGTGAAGGTTTGATTGACCCTGTGATTGGACGTGAGGACGAGATCAACGACACTATTGAAGTGTTGGCTCGGCGCAAGAAAAATAACATTGTTTACGTTGGGCATCCTGGCGTAGGTAAGACATGCTTGGCTGAAGGTCTAGCACGTAAAATTGAAAACGGTGAAGTGCCTAAGGCACTTGCTGCGAAGGAAGTATACAGTCTTGACATTGGCGCGCTTGTTGCTGGCACAAAGTACAGGGGCGACTTTGAGGAAAGGCTGAAGGGTGTGTTGAAGGAGATTGAGAAGAAAGGTAACGTGATTCTCTTTATTGATGAGATACATATGATTATGGGCGCGGGCGCAACCTCAAGCGGCAGCATGGATGCAGGTAACCTGCTAAAGCCGTTGCTGGCTAAGGGTACGTTGCGTTGTATTGGTGCGACAACCTTCGATGAGTTTGAGACACACTTTGAAAAAGACAAGGCACTGAAGCGCCGCTTCCAAAAGTATGAGATCACTGAGCCTAGCGTTCCCAACACGAAGCGCATCCTGCGCGGCCTTGCAAAACACTATGCCAAGTTCCACGGTGTTACATACGACCTTGATGCACTTGACTATGCTGTAGATTTCTCTGTGCGTTATTTGAAGAACAAGTATCTGCCAGACAAGTCGATTGACATTATGGATGCTGCTGGCGCGAGGGCAAAGCTAGACGAAGTGGAAGGTGTTGACCTCGATAGGATTATTGCTGCGGTATCGAAGATGGCTAAGATTCCTATTAGCATGATCGACATAAAAGAGAACGATGCTATTGGTAATTTGGATTCCAAGATCAAGGATAATGTATACGGTCAGGACAAAGCTATTGACACGCTAGTTGAGGCTATTGTTATTTCCAAGTCAGGTCTACGTGACACCAACAAGCCCATCGGCTCATACCTTGCTGTAGGACCGACTGGTGTTGGTAAAACATATTTGGCTAAACAGCTTGCGCTGGCATTGGGTACGAAGCTTGTGCGTTTTGATATGAGCGAATACCAAGAGAAACATAGCGTCTCAAAATTGATTGGTGCTCCTCCAGGATATGTTGGTCATGGTGAAGGTCAGGCTGGTTCTGGTCAGCTTATTGCTGAGGTTGAGAACAATCCTAATTGCGTATTGCTGCTAGACGAAATCGAGAAGGCTGCTCCTGAGGTCACGCAGGTTCTATTGCAGATCATGGACGACGGTCGTCTCACTTCCTCAACAGGCAAGACAGTTGACTTCACTAACACGATCATTATAATGACTTCCAACCTCGGTGCTGCTGAGTCTGAGAAGCTTGTAATTGGTTTCGGTGCGCAAGAGCGTACTGGTGAAGATGCTAAGGCTATCAAGGACTTCTTCCCACCTGAGTTCCGCAATCGCCTCGACGGTACAATTACCTTTGAGAAGTTGACTATGGCTGAGATGAAGTTGATTGTAAGCAGGCATGTTGACGAGCTGAATGAGATGCTTGCAGACAAGAAGATTGTTGTTACTTGTTTGGCACGTGCTAGAGACTGGCTTGCTACAAACGGTTATGATCCTAAGATGGGAGCGCGCCCAATGGCTCGCCTCATACAGGAAAAGATCAAGAAGCCGTTGTCAAAAGAGATTCTCTTTGGCGAATTGAAGGAAGGCGGTCGCGCTAGAATCAGCACCTCAGACGGTGAGTTGCAGATTACATACACCGCAGCCAACGCTGCCAAAGCATCGACCACAGTTGAGGAATTGTTAGAGGAAGATGAGACCGATGGCAAACCAGAATAGTCTTTACCCAAAACTTTATATCGCTAGCCCGTTCGGATTCTCGGAGGCGACCCGTTATTTTTACGAGCAGGTTATGCTGCCTATGATTGAAGACATTGGGTACACGATTCTTGATCCGTGGGCATTGGCTCCAAAGGATGAAATTGAGAAAGTTACAGAAATGGCACATGACCTCAACCGTGTAATCGCGTGGAGGGAAATCAATGCTGAGATTGGGCGCAGGAACACTGAAGCCATCAACACAGCAGATGCTATGATAGCGGTACTGGATGGGACTGATCCTGACAGTGGTACGTGTGGTGAGATTGGTTATGCAGCGGCTCAAGGCAAACGCATCCTCGGCTACCGCGGAGATTTCCGCCAAGCTGGTGACAACGAAGGTGGTCTCGTCAATTTACAAATCGAACACTTCATTCGCATGACCGGCGGACAGATTGTAACTGATATGGTTGATTTACGGGAAGTTGCTACCCAAATGTTTGTCTATCTCGATAAAGAACTAGGATATAATAAAAAGAGAAGGGAGTGGGAGAAAGCCGCCGGCTGGTCTCCACACTACATGCCCTCTCCAGAATAAGTTCCTCCATCATTAACCCCGACTAGCTCGGGGTTCCTTTTGTCTTATACTTCTGTGGTCTTTGATAAATAATAGAAGTAACATAGATAGGAGTTAGTGATGGCTAACATTGTAGAAGAAAACCTTGTTGTAAAGGTATCCCAGCTAGTAAAGGACAGCGGAACCGCTGCACCAAAATTTACACCAGAAATAGTCGAAGCCTTAGAACAGGTTGTATCCGAGCTTGTAGGCGGGGGTTGCGTCGTAGAGGTAATGAAAGATGAATGACATGAGAAAGTTAATGGAAAAAGTTAACAAAATTAATGAAGGTCCCAAACCTCAGTATGTGGAGCCTAAAGAAGGGCGCATGTACAATCCAGTAACATATAAGATTGCAACTATGAAGGCAGACGGCACTTGTACAGGTTGTGGCCGCATCTTAGAGAAACACGTCGACTATCTTGGAAAGGATGGCGGCTACGAGGGCAAACCATGGAGGCTTTGCGAGCCTTGTGTGTTAGCCATCCAAAGCATTTAGAGGTAATGAAAGATGAATGACATGAGAAAGTTAATGGAGACTCTAGGTAAGATTGAAGAGGGTTACGAGACCAAACGCAAAACCCCAAATCAAATTGCAAAGAGCATTTTGAACCAATACAAGTTCAACAACACAATGGCCTTTTCAGACGCAGTTAGTGGCGGGCGCAGATACAAACTAATCGGCATTCGTAAAAAAGACGCTGCCCCCAGCTATTACAGCAACGGAGCGTACACTATTGGCCCTGTACCAACAGCAGCCGAACAGAAAAAGATCGGCGCAAAAATTAAAGCTGCCATTGAGGCTGCTGGTTGGGATGTTGAAAGTTTTTCGTTTATAGAAAAGGAAATCATTACCCGAGTTCGTACCCCAGTAACAGAGGGAATGGAGACCATCGAACAGCTTAACGAAGTTAGTGATTTCGATAGTGAGGCGTTAGATGAGTTAGTTAGGCGTTTTGCAGAGATGTGTGCGTCTTTCGGTATTTCAACCAACTCAACGAAGGCTAGGGATTTAATGAATGTAGTTCTTGCCCGCGCTGAAGATGTCGAACCTATTAAGAGGCTGGTGTAGTGAAATGGAAGAAGGCCGCTGATTATTCAACCCTTCGCGAGGACTTTGAGGTTTTTTATGCGGGGTTTGATTACGGATTCAATTCTAGCGCAAGTGGAGGCGCAGGCGAAGTATCTGAAGCTGAAGAAGCCTACCGCAAATGGAAAAAGACTGGCGACTTAGGTTAAGGAGAATTTATGAATGACATGAGAAAGTTGATGGAGGCGATTGCACAAATTGAAGAACAACGTGATCCTAAAGAATGGGCACAAATAATTTTAGATAAGTTTGTAGAGGACGAGTTCACTGTAAACTATATTAGACAAGAGGGCTTTGAAGAATGTCTTAGTTTAGCGTTTGGCGGCGAACTTGGAGACGAGGGATATAGCGGCGAACCGACAGGATATTATGCGTTGGAGGAATCGGACCAAAAGAAAATCGAAAGATGGGTTAAAAGCCAGCTTCGTAAAGGGGCGAAGATTGATCCTGATGTTGCTGATTCGAGAGGACACATTGGCGGATCAAGACGAGGATAAGTTATGAATGACATGAGAAAGTTAATTGAAGCTATCGAATCCAACGAGCAAGAGTTAGATGAAGCTGTTGGCCAGGTTGTATATGTTGTTGCGCGCAATTATGATTATGAAGGCAGCGAGGTTCTCGGCGCGTTTATTTCTATGGAAGATGCAGTCGCAGCAATTAATGTATTGGATAGCCATCACGGATCTGGAGATTATTTAGGACTAGGTCATTTTGGTGCTGGAGATAGTTATACTGTTCATACGCTTTCGGTTGGTGATCAAAATGAAGATCACCCAGAAACACACTTCGATAAAAAATCAGATTTAGGATTAGGATAAGTTATGAATTCAGCAGCAAGAAAAACAATACTGATGATGACCAACACTGGTCTCAATCATAACCTCACTGGTGATGCTATTCGCGCCGACAGTTATTACGGCATGACGGATGGTATTCACACTGTGCAGGTTGTGTATAGCAATTTCACTGGAAGCTTTGGTATCCAAGGAACGCTTGCTACTGATCCAACTGAGACTGATTGGTTTGATATCAACTTGAATACAAGGGCTAATACTAGCGCAATGGATCCTATGATCTCATTCCCTGTTAACGTGTTATCTCCAACAGGCGATACTGGTGACACTGGTACGCAAGCATTTACGTTTGTTGGCAACTTCGTATACCTACGCGCAATACTAGACCGTAGCTATATCCCAGAGCCAAGCAACCTAGATACAAGAACAGCACTTGGTCACATAGATCGTGTGCTATTGAGTTTATAAGGAAAATAAAAATGAACGACATGAGAAAGTTGATGGAAGAGATTGCAGCACTCAGTGAAGAAACAACGGAAGAAGGCATTACAGGCAGACCAGCAACAAATATTGTTCGTAAGGCGCTTGGTAAGGTTCCATATGTTGAGGGCGCCGATGCGGTAGTCCACTTAACTGTCGATCAGCTTATTATGAAAATGGAATTAGGTATGAAGGCTCGTAATAGCAATGACCCAGAGTTCCTACAAAAGCTTATGGGTGATGCCCGCAAGGAATTAATAGACTTGCAGAAATGGTTGCGTAAAAAATAAGAGTGACCCACTAGATCTGAAGGAAAAATAAAAATGAACGACATGAGAAAATTGATGGAGACCATCGAACGGATTAACGAAATCGGCGCGGGAGGATTAGCTGGACTAGAAATGCGCGCCGATGAGATTAAGGCTGCACAAGGCGTTGTTGGAGATATTATTAATCTATTAAACCAAACAGATGATAATGAAGAAGTAGTAGGAGCCTTACAGCAATTTGCAAAATTTCCTGGGGCTCCTGAGAATTTTATAGATTTATTAAGAGACGCTATGCGTGTTTATGTTCGTGCTTTTAAAGATGATCCTTATGTAAAAAGATTAAGTATCATACGTAATATGTTACAACACGGTGTTGTTCCAATGGAAGAAGGCATTATAGGTAGGGCAGCAACAGACATTGGTCGTAAACTAGTTAATAAGGTACCGTATGCTGAAGGCATAGAGCATATGGTCAGAATATCCGTTGAAAGTGTTATTATGAGATTGGAAATAGGTCTACAGTCCCGCAACAGTAATGATCCGGAATTCCTACAAAAGCTTATGGGTGATGCCCGCAAAGAATTAATCGAGTTGCAAAAATGGATGCGTAAACATAAGAGTGATCCACTAGGTCTGAAGGACTAAATAACATGGCACGAATTAGAGCAGGTAATACATTAGCGAATCAATACGCACCACCGTTTGTGGTGTCTGATAGTGTGTCTACAAACTGGCACCTACGCTGGAGTGATAATCTAAAAGCATTTGAAGCGTATGATCCAGATGAAAATGCTAACATCAACGCTGGATTCGATAGTATTGAGGTTTATGGTCCATTAGTTGGTACTGGTGGTCAAAGCTTTATTCTTCCGTGGGCAGTGGCTACAAAACAATCGCTAATTATTACTATAAACGGTGTTAAGCAAGATCAAGCTGCTTATAGTTTAGGAACTGTCACTGATTCGACCACACAGGTTATTATGGCTTCGGCTGTCAATTCTCCGGACGAAATTGAATTTGTTGGTTTACAAGCAAGCAACCCAACTGACATTAAAGTATATACGGCTGTAGGTGACAACTCACAGATGACATGGACATTGCCTTGGGTAACCCCTAGTGCTGCCGCCCTAATTGTAACACTTGATGGTGTTAAACAAAGTGTAAACTCTTATATCATAACACCAGTAGGATTAGCGACTGACATAACCTTCACAGGAACCCCGGGTCTTGGTGTTGCTATTGAAGTTGTGGGTATTATTGATACAGGCGAAACACCAGCAAGCCCAGTTAACATGATTAACCTGTATACGGGACCTGGCAGCGCAAGTGTGTACAAAGAAAAAGTAACATCGGGTGCAACGCAAATATTTAACATGCGAAGTCTTTCTGAAGGGACAGGAGTCACACTAACTGAAGGACCAACAAGCATTACAATAAGTGCTGCTTCTAAGACATTTTCTAACTTAGGTTCTGGTCGTACATTGATGGTCGATCCCAATGCTGATCCTATAGAATTTTATGCCGTAACTGGTTCAGGTCGAATTGAAATTTCTAATCCTGCATTAACAGGCGACACTCTTACTTTTTCATATAACCACGGATACAAGCAAGACGGAGCAGCAACAGTTAATGCTAGTCCCACTGACCGCGTCGTCGGTGTAACAAACGCCGGTTCCGCTGTTACTGTTAACTTAGCAGCCATTGGTAACATGACTGCTGGTGACTCGATCACAGTAAAGGATGAGGCGGGGGATGCTAACACGTTTAACATCACAATTGAAACTGCAGGAGCCGAAACTATAGACGGTGCTGCTAATTATACGATAAACACTGCATATGGATACGTCACACTTTACAGCGATGGTGCAAACTACTTTGTAATTGCTGCGGGATAATAACTCTCAATGGCCCTAACTAGAATACGCACTGACAACATCCTAGACCGCGAGGTTAAGACGCAAGACCTTGCAGATGCTGCTGTTACGTTTGATAAGATAGCTGGAGCCTCTGGTGGGTTAGCTGGAGATGTTTTAAAAACTGATGGTGCCGGTAATTTGTTTTGGCAACCAGCAACAGGTTCAAGCACAGCACTAACCTCACTAACTGATGTAGATGTTGTAAGTAGACCACCAATAAATGGTGACTCGCTTGTATACAATACGCTCACATTAAAATGGGAACCAGGTAGCCGAGTTCCTAGCAGTCTCGGTCTCAATAGTCTCATTGACGTCTCATTTGCATATCCTCTTGTCCAAGATCAATTCTTACGTTACTCTGGCACGGGCTGGGTTAACAGTAAAGTATCAGCAGCCTATGTGCAAGGGCTTGCAGCCGTAGGTCTTACAGGGCTACTAAACTCTCTCACTGATGTTAACGTCACTGGAGCTACTGTCGGTCAACGATTAGGATTCGATGGTGTACAATGGCGCGCGTATGATGCCGCAGAATTTGGTAGTATAGATCAACTTACTGATGTTGACACAAGCACCACAGCCCCGGTTGGCGGTGATGCCCTTGTATGGAATGGTACAACGAATCAATGGGAGCCACTCTCAGTTGGTCTTGGTGCCAGCAGCAATACATACGTGGTTGCAGACATAACAGCCCGCAATGCGTTGAGTGCAGCAAGCGGTGATCAATGTTTTGTTCGCACAGGTACTAGCGGTGAATGGGAATTATACCTATGGGATTCAGCTTGGGTACTCATTGCTACTAACGATTCGGCACAGAGTGATGCAAACACAATTGAAGCAGTGGTTTACTTCAACACTGGTTCGCCTGTCCTGCTTGGTAACATTAGTGCTAACTCTCGCGTCACACTAGTCAGTATAGAGGTTATAACGATATTTGACGGTACACCAACACTTACGATTGGTGATGCTGGTGATAATGCACGATTAATTGATGATAATTTACACGACCTAACAGTTGTTGGTACTTATAATGCTACGACAGATTATGTTTATTCCAGCGCGGTTGACACAGACATATACGCATATTTCGCCTTCCCAGGCGCTACGCAGGGTGAAGCAAGGGTGCTCGTGACATACGTCTAAGAAAAACGCAGTGTTAAGATAAATATAAGAAGAAGAAGCATTGAGGACACATGAATGACAACTAAAAATTATGGTTTAGCGGGTATCGGCGCCGACGTACAGCTTGGCAAAGCTGGCGGACGTTTAGTATATAATACAGGCGCATCCGATTTCCGTTTTACAACGGATGGATCAACCCTTGCACATCTGCAAATATTAGATCCAGTAGCAGCAACTGATGCAGCGACAAAGCAATACGTAGACGATAGGTCTGCTGGTTTAGATCCTAAGGAATCGGTTAGAGCAGCAACGACCGGCGTTCTTTCTGGTGCAGCTTACTCTGCTGGTAGCGGAGCAGGTGGTACAGGTCAGTTTACATCTGCACCTGCAGCAATAGATGGTGTAACACTAGCACAGGGTAATCGGGTACTTGTTAAAAATCAATCGACACAGACTCAAAATGGTATCTATGTTGTTACGGCAACAACCACGACGTGGGATAGAGCATCAGATTTTGATGCCAACAACGAAGTAACTGCTGGTGCGTTTACGTTCGTTGAGGAAGGTACAGCGAACCAAAACAGCGGCTGGGTACTACAAGGTCCCGACCCACTAACGCTTAATTCATCTAATCTAGTTTTTGCACTTTTCAGCACATCAACAGACTTGATTGCTGGTAATGGTCTTGTAAAGAATGGCAACGCACTTGACTTAGACTTTAGCGAATTAACAACTGCGACTACTATTGCAACTGCAGACACGCTTATTTTCCAAGATGGTGGAACTACAGAATCACAAATCACGGTTGCTAACTTCTTAGCTGACAGAGATATTGTTACTGCTACAGCGGACGGAATACTTACCCGCACTGCGAACGACACGTATGCTTCCCGCACCCTTACAGCATCAGCTGTGGCTGGTGACGAGGGCATTAGTATAGTAAATGGTGACGGCGTTGCAGGCAATCCAACAATTGGTATTGACATTGTTGGTCAGACAAATCTAACGACAGACGATGTTGATGATGCTGATGAAATATTATTGTATCACTCAGTAGCAGGCGGAACAGAAGGTGTAGGTAACTATGCAGTCACAGCATCCAAGTTAAAGACATACATGAATGCCGGTACTTCTGCCACTAGTATTACAGAGCTTAACACAACCTTAGCAGTAAGTGATAGTGGCACAAACGGTACGTTGACATTTACAGCAGACGGCACGGTTGTACTTACTGTAACTGACACGGTTGCTACATTCCAAAATGGTTTAGATATTACCATGAACACTGGCAGCACGTTAACTGTTACTGACTTGGCTGCTGGTCGTGTTGTATACACATCAACTGGCGGGCTATTAGTTACTGATGCAAGCTATACGTATAACGGCACAACGTGGTCATTGACAGCGGCTGCTAATATTACTGGTGATTTAGACGTTGACAACATTAATATTAATGGCAACGCAGTCACAGTTACAAACACAAACGGTAACCTAGACCTAAGTGCAAATGGCACAGGTGATACAAGGATACTAGATGGTGCGGGCGCAGAGATTGTAGAATTTTTAAACGGTTCTACAGCGGTCAATGGGTTGGCATTCCAGGCAGGTGCAACTGGTGTTGCTCCTTACATTACAACAGGTACTGGTGCTGAAGCTAATATAGATATCGGCTTCTTGATGAATGGCACAGGCGTGTTATCGGTCACAGCAGGTTCAGGCAACTACGAAGATAACGTTACGGCCGACGATGACATTCCGAATAAGCTATATGTTGATAATGCAGTAGCAGCGGGCGTCGGTTTAACTGGTAACGTTGATACTATTACTGAAACAATCTCCCTGGCCGTTCCGGGTACACTCACAATAGGTGCAGCGACAGGTATTCCAGCTAACTGCACGATTCTAAGTACACTAGTAGATATTACAGTAGCAACAGATACAGCGGTTACATTAACGGTCGGTGATACAACAAACGGTGCTGCGAGTTATATGGCAGCAACAGAAAATGATCCAGAGATAATAGGCACTTACATTGCTGATGGGCGTTTGCTTAACGGTGGCACTGCTAGACAAGCTAATGCTACAGTTGGTGGTGTAGATGGTACAACTGGTACCGCAACTATAATTATTACGTTTAGACACGCATAATAGAATTTCTTAGGACCGACACATCTTTGATGTGCTAAGAGGTAGAGAGCCCCGATTCTCCCGACGGGGCTTTCTTTTTGTCTTTATTTCCTGAGACATTGATAAATACAAATAGCAAGGACAACTGAGGAGAAGTAGCATGGCATGTGAGAAGTGCGGTGCAGAGAACGGACAGGTAGACGAATCCTATCACGTTCACAAACACCTAGAAGCCAAGTATAAGAAGTACTGGAGACCGATAGCCGCCTATGTTTATTTGACTATCTGTTTGTTTGATTTTATGGGTATGCCTATTTATACAGCATACAATAATAGCAATATAGACACAGCAGCACTAGCAGAGATACGGTTGTTTGAGGATCCAGAAGTTAGGAAGGTAGCATTAGCGCAATTGAATTTAGGTAAGAAAGAATGGCATCCAATTACATTAGAAGGCGGGGCCTTGTTTCATCTCAGCTTTGGTGCTATAATAGGTATATCTGCGTTTAGTCGCGGACAAGAAAAGAAAGCTGCTATACAGCGAGGATAATAGAATGAATGATATGAGAAAATTGATGGAAACCGCATCAGCACTTGACTACGATAGCGATGTTATCGATAAAATAAACTCTCGTGACCGTCTTTGGGCAGTTGAGACTCGTTGGCGCTATGAGGATAGATGGGAAGGGATTAAATCAGGGCTTCATTCTGAAGAAGAAGCCCAAGCAGTATTGAAATATCACCTAAAGAAATGGTTTGATAATGTTGACAAACACATTGAGGATTATTATTCCATAACTGGCGGTGCTACGGGGAACGATGCGAGTATCACAAGAAAACTTTCGAATCCAAATTACTACCAATGTTGGATATATGACCCGGGTGCTGTCTGGTGGCGTGGGTTTCAACAGGGCGAAGATCTCGCCCCTAATTTACGTAAAGTTTTAGATAGGGAATATCGAATCACAAATAACGACATTTAAGGATTAGAGCAATGAATGATATGAGAAAACTAGTGGAGTCTTTAGAGGCTATTGAAGAAGGCATAAACGCAAGACCAGATGAGATTGCTGAGGAGCTTGGTCATATTAAAGATCAGATAAAGGATCTCCTAGAAGAAGCCCGCTATATAGTAGAGCATGTTGGTGGTCAAATTGAAGCGAGAGCAACATCTTATTGGCTTCCGCACATTGCAATGGCATTGGATAGTGATCATGGTTATTTGGGTGGTAGCATGGCTACTATGCAAAGCACGATTGATGAAATCCTCGAACAAGAAGATGATGAAGATTATCACAAAGACGACATCTAATAATGCGTTTATTTGAGTTAGCAAACAACCAACCTAAGCACAGGACCGCCGTGTTTACGTTTGGTCGCTGCAATCCGCCAACGATTGGACATGAGAAGCTTGTGCAGACAGTACAGAATGTTGCACAGGCTAATGACGCTGATTCATTTATTTTTCTCTCACAAACACAGAAGAAGCCAAAGGATCCTTTGTCTTGGCAAGACAAGCTAAAAATATTTAAGATGATGTTCCCATCTGCAAACGTTTGGGAAGACCCTGCCATAAAGACACCCTTCCAAGCATTAGGTGAACTAGCTGAAGATTATAAGAATATTATTCTTGTTGTGGGTGATGACCGAGCAGAGCAGTTTGCTTTGGGCATGGGCAAGTATGCAAAAGAGTGGGACGTGGAGAATTTCTCTGTTGTCTCGGCTGGTGGTCGCGACCCTAACGCTGAAGGTGTTGAAGGTATGTCAGCATCCAAAGCAAGGTCATACGTTGCAGCTGGAGACTTCCCTAACTTCGCTTCATCTTTACCCAATACAATTTCCACAAAACAAAAGAAAGCTATCTTTCAACTCCTAACTAAATCTATGTAATGTCTTGACAAATCCTCATAAGTATAGTACAATAGTGTACTTAGGAGGTAACAATGACAACAACTACACCAGCAACACCCCAAGCCCACATCCGGCATTACTCTCAGGATGACGTTAATCGTCTAAAACAACTAGTGACAGACGGTTGCACTATCATGCAAGAGACTAAGGACTTGAATGACGGCTTGAGTGATACGATCAAGGCAATTGCAGAAGAGATGCAAATTTCACCTTCCGTACTAAAGAAGGTAATTAGGGTTGCCTTCAAGCGTAGTCGCGATGAAGAGCGCACGAAGTTTGAAGAACTAGAAGATATCCTAGACACGCTTGGTCTATAAAGATGACTCACTTTATCCGAGACGTCTGGTCATTCTGGAAGGAAACTTGGCGCCTCGATAAAGTATTATTCTTTGCAGAGGCTATAGGCACATTCTGCGGCATGACTGCGGCAGCAACGATGGGACTGCAAACGCCCAACCCTGACCTACCAGTCATCTATGCATTTTATCTTGCAAGTGGCATGCTTTTAGCGTATACTAGTTATATACGTCGAGCATCTTGGATGGTAGTCCTCATGTCGTTTTATGTGCTGACAACAATTATTGGAATAGGAAAACTCTTTTAATGTATGTAGACGCGCTATTTTCAAAAAAGCAATCACAAGTAAAAGTGGTAGAACGTGTAGATGGTAAACGCATCTACAAAGACTATCCCGCCATATACGAATTCTATGCAGAAGATCCTAAGGGTCGTTTCAAAGGTTTGCATGGCGAATCCCTAACTAAATTTTCATGCGGTTCTGATGCGGACTTCCGAAAGACAAAGCGCATGAACAGCAACAAAAACCTTTTTGAGTCAGATGTAAAGCCCGTTAACAAGGTGTTAGAGAAGTATTATCAGCACACAAACCCTGCTGAGATGCACGTGGCCTTCTTCGATATTGAGACAGACTTCGACCGAGAGACAGGCTATAGCTCGCCTGAGGATGCCAGTAACGCTATCTTATCCGTGGCTGTTCATCTACAGTGGCTTGGTCAAACAGTTTGCTTGGCTGTGCCTCCCAAGGGTATGGACATGGAAGAGGCAAAGAAGATTGCTGACCGTGTTGGTAACACCATCATGTATTATGAGGAAGCCCATATGCTAGATGCGTTCCTCACACTAATTGAAGACGCTGATGTGTTGAGTGGTTGGTATAGTGAAGGATTTGATATCCCATACACCGTCAATCGCATTACGCGGATACTTGGTAAGGCTGAGACACGCAGGATGTGCTTGTGGAATGAACTGCCTGAGATGCGCATGGTGGCGCGCGGCGGTAAAGAATCACCCACGTATGACTTGGTCGGTCGTGTTCACCTTGACTACTTGCAGCTATACAAAAAGTTTATTTACGAGCAGCGTCCAAGCTGGTCACTAGACGCAATTGCGGAACACGAACTGGGCGACTGTAAGGTGCCTTATGACGGTACACTAGACGCACTGTATAACAAGGACTTTGAGAAGTTCCTACGATACAACATACAAGATACAGAACTGCTAGACAAGCTAGACAAAAAGTTGCAGTATATTGATTTGGCATGTAGCATTGCACACGGTAATTCGGTTGTCATCAAGGCAGCGATGGGCGCGGTAGCAGTTACAGAACAAGCGATTATTATAGAAGCGCATAACAGGAATGTAATGGTGCCAGATCGTGTGCGTGTTGGTGAAGATGATTTGCCAGCTGCGGGCGGATGGGTCCAGACCCCGAAAAAGGGATTGCACCGCTGGGTCGGTTCATCTGACTTGAACTCACTATACCCCTCAGTGTTACGCGCACTGAACATGAGTCCCGAGACCATTGTTGGTCAGGTTCGGCATGATGGCACTGACAAAGCTATACGAGATTTTATTGAGGCTGCGAAACGTAATTCATTTACGGAGTGGTGGAATGACCGCTTTAATACGTTGGAGATGGAACACTTCTTCAACAACGATAACGTGGAGCGTCTCACGCTAGACATGGCAGACGGGTCGTCGTGTGAGGTCACTGGTGCTGAATTGCGCAAGCTAGTTTTTGAAAGTGGCAACCCATGGTGTATCTCAGCGAACGGTACGATCTTCCGCACAGACGTGGACGGCGTGATTCCTGGCTTGTTAGGTCGCTGGTATGCAGAGCGTAAAAAGCTACAAGCGATCAAGCGTGACTATGATGCGCTACAGGAAGGCGTACACGTTGACATACGCGCTGACGTTGCAAGCGACATTACGGAAAACTTAGAGCGCAAGCGTGAAGCTGGTGAGGTGTCGATTGTTAATGCGTTGGATCAGAATCAGGTGTTCAGTGTTGCGGCATTGAAGAAAAAGGCTGAGAGTAAGAATCCCGAAGACCTATATGCGTATATGCTCTCACACAACCTTGTGTTTGACAAGCAGGGTTTGGTTCACTATGCAGATAAAGCGCAACTGAAAAAGATCATTGGCTTCTGGGATAAGAGGCAGTTGGTCAAAAAGATTAGCTTGAACTCATTGTATGGTGGGTTGTTGAATGAGCATTGTAGGTTTTACGATCACAGGTTAGGTCAAAGCACAACGCTAACTGGTCGTACAATTGCACGACACATGTCTGCTAAGACGAATGAGATCATTGATAATGTTTACGATCATACAGGGCGGTCTGTTTTGTACGGTGATACTGACTCAGTTTATTTTTCGGCGTATCCTATATTGAAGGATGAAATTGAAGCTGGCGAAATTGTTTGGAATAAAGAGAGTGTGGTTGAGCTTTACGATGTAATTGGTGAGCAGGTATCAGATTCATTCCCGCAGTTCCTCAGTGAGGCACTTAACGTCCCGCAGAACAGAGGCAACGTTATGAAGTCGGGTCGGGAAATTGTAGCTGAGACTGCACTGTTTGTTACAAAGAAACGCTATGCTGCATTGGTATATGATGAAGAAGGTAACAGACGAGACGTAGACGGCAAGGATGGTAAGCTAAAGATTACTGGACTTGATCTGCGCAGGTCAGACACACCTGTCATTGTGCAAACATTTTTGACTGAGGTGCTGAAAGATGTGCTTGCGCTTGTTGACGAAGAGACAATTATTGAGAAAGTGCGCAAGTTCAAACAGCAGTTTAGTGAGCTTCATCCTTGGGAACAGGGGTCGCCGACGGCAGTAAATAATCTTACACGCTACACAGATGCGCTGGAGAAGTCCTTAGAGAACAAGTTTACGGAATTCAAAAAGCTATCTAAAACTGTAGCTAACACAGAGAAATTGTCGATTCCAGGTCATGTTATGGCAAGCATAAATTGGAATAGGCTGCGGGCTGTGCATAACGACTTGCACACCGTAAAGATAGTTGACGGACATAAGGTGAACGTGTGTTGGTTGAAAGATGGCAACGACATGAGAATGTCATCTGTTGCGTATCCTGTAGAGGAACCTCATCTTCCTGACTGGTTCATCAATTTACCTTTTGACACAGACAGCATGATGCGGTCTAACGTAGATAAAAAGGTAGAAAATCTTCTTGGTGTGTTGGGTTGGGATTTGTCTAGAACAACACCCTCAGCCGCACACATGGAAACTTTGTTTGACTTTTCCTAGAAAGTATGCTATAATTAATCGTAATTGCAACAGGAGTATTTATGCTATCGGAAGTATTGACTGATATCCTTGACCATACACATGGCTTAGGATTTATTGAAGTGTTAAAGATCACAAAGGATGCAGCCAACAAGACAAAGTTGGAAGCAATGCATCACATGCGAGCGGTCGTTATGTATGGCGAACTAAAGACGCCACTAAGTGAGATCACTGACACAATTGGCCTATCTCGGATGGCGGTGCTACAAGGCTACTTGAAGTTCCCACCGTTCACCGCAGATAAAGCAACCATCGAAATCATCTCACAACAGAGAGCCGGTGTAGATACGCCTACAGAAATCCAATTCACCTCACCCGACGGACACGAAGCAAATTATCGTTTCATGCACAAGGATGCGGTAGACAGTGAGATCAAGGTGCCTACATTCAAAGGTGCAACATGGGATGTAACTGTGGTGCCTACGGCTGAGAATTTGAAGGAGCTATCTTATTTCAATGGTGTGCTTGGCGCGTATGAGCCTACATTCCTTGCAAAGACAGATGGCACCGAGCTTAATCTTTACATTGGTAGTGGTCCTACTGACCGCGCTACTGTGCCGTTTGCTAAGGGTGTGTCAGGTTCATTAGCTGGTAAGTTTAGTTTCCCGCTAATTGAGACGCTGGCTATCCTCAAGCTTGCTGCAAAGGCTGATAACTGTACGATGAGTTTTAGCGACAAAGGTGTGTTGCGTATTCTCTTGTCAACAGCCGTTTGTAACTACGAGTTTATTATACCAGCGAAGATGTAATGGAAGTTATAGATAAATTTGAAGGTGACTTTGCATTTTTATCTAACTTCTATCCGGCTGAAATAATATACAAAGGGATATGCTATCCCACGGTAGAACATGCATATCAAGCGGCAAAATCAGATGATCCGTCGGTGCGCCGTTTGATGGCACATCACAGTAATCCTGCGTTAGCTAAAAAGGCTGGCAAAGTTATAAGACTGCGCGAAGACTGGGAAGATGCAAAACTGGGTATTATGAAGGAACTCGTCGCACAAAAGTTTCAAAACCCCGAACTGCGCGCAATGTTAGATTTAACAGCAGGTTACGAATTGGTTGAAGGTAATTGGTGGGGCGATACCTACTGGGGTGTTTGCCGTGGCGAAGGTCTCAATTACCTTGGAAATATATTAATGCAGATTAGAGACATAAAAGGAAACGACAATGAGAACAGTTAATGTAAATTTACTTGGCATTGGAAGAACAGCTGGACAATGTCAAACACAAAATACCTCGCATAAGGATACCGAATGAAAGATTTATCAAAATTCAATCAAGACTACGCAACGTTCTTGCCTGCGGTCAGTGGATTTTACACAGAAATTTTAGGTAGAACCAAACACATAGACGGGTATGTTCCTGAGGGACGTGTGCCAGCAGGCTTTGAGAATGGACTAGAGGGAATGAACTTTCTTGATCCAGATCAAGGATACTTCTTTTACGACAAGTGTCTTTACTCCGCTGGTCATGCGTATATGGACCTCGATCAAACAGACAGACTAGAATGGATGATCCAGCATCGCGACCCGCGTGTTATGTGTCTTGGTGATTCGGGCGGATTCCAAATTGGTAAGGGCGTTATCAAATTTGACTGGGAACGCTTTTACGAGAAGCCCGGTGATCTCGGTTATAAAGGCAAGGCAGATAAAGTTCGGCAAGAGATCCTAACGTGGCTAGAGCACACAGCAGAGTGGTCAATGATCTTAGACGTTCCGTCTTGGGCAACTACACGACCAGAGACAGGGCTGAAGAATTTTGAGGATTGCTTGAAGGCAACGCTACACAACAATGATTATTTTGTAGAACACCGCGAAGGCAAGACTAAGTTCCTCAATGTGCTACAGGGTGTTCATCAGGAAGACGCTGACACATGGTATGAGGCGGTCAAAGACTATCCGTTTGAAGGCTGGGCAATGGGCGGTAATACTTTGCGAGATGTGTCCATGTGTTTGCGCAGACTTATTATTATGCGTGACGAAGGCAAGCTTGAAGGCAAGGACTGGATGCACTTTTTGGGCACCTCACGTTTAGACTGGACAGTTATGTTGACAGCGTTGCAGCGTCAGTTACGCAAGCATTGTAACCCCAACCTCACAGTCAGTTTCGATTGTGCTAGTCCTTTTATTGCTACTGCTAACGGTCTTGTATACTCTCAAAACGTATTGACTAACGATAGGTTTAGTTATATAATGGAAGGTTGCTTTGATGATAAATCATTAAAAGGCAGCACGATCCCGTTCCCGTTTGAGAGTGAGATCGGTAAGCGTCTTGTAGCTGGCGACATTTGCACACTAGGTCCAGGTGACTTGAACAAGCGTGGTGATGTTGGTAAGACAAGCTGGGATAGTTTTAGTTACACTATGCTAATGGCGCACAATGTTTACGCACATATACGGGCGGTACAGCGGTCAAACGCACTTGCAGACATTGAGTCAATTGAGTGTAACCCAGATTATTTGATGTGGCGTAAAGTAAAACGCAAAGACAAGTCTGCGGAACTTTCAAAATGGGTTCCACGTAACTTGCTTTACTTTAATAATTTTGTCGAGCGTCTATTTGATTCTCACAAGCCAATGACCATGATCGAAGAAGCTGGACCATTCTTACAAGACTTTAACAACAACCGAATTGAAGATGGTCATTCACCTCTGTTTAGGGACTTGTTCTCAGAAGAGGCTAGTGAGGCTGACGATACAACGTATGATCGAGAGGATGATTCGTTGGATGGACTAGAAGAATTTATACGAAAGGAGACATAATGGATATCGAAAAGAAAATGCACCTAGAGATTAGTGGGTGGCAGGACTACGTAAAACTGGTTCGCACAAAGGCAACCGAAAAGTTTGAGAAAGGTATTCTCGACATTGGTATGGGAACGCACACCACATATTTCATCTTCACTTGCTATATGAATAGTGTGGAGCCGGAAGAGTGTGCTAAGATTTTGATGGACAAATTTCCCGAGGTCGAGTGATGGAACGCACATACGCAAACAGCAACGGCCCCACAACGCAAGCGACTTTCTTCTATGGCATCGAAGTAGAGAAGACACCTGCCTATGGTTTCCCTACGTTGTTTGTGGTTGGATTACAACCAGTGGATCTTGTTTTACAGATGGCGCGCGCGAAAGCACAGCCGGAATGGGATAAGGGTAAGATCAAACACATTTATCTTGGAGCTAACCATAGCTTCAACCAAGATGAAGAATGGGCAACGCTGATTGATGCATTGTTACATGAGGGTTTTTGGGTAACGTTAGATTATCCTAGCCGTGTTCATAATTTTGTGATGCGCATACTCAATCAAGAAATGCGCCACAGTTGTTTTATTCCCATGATTTCTATTGAGATGCCAAACATTGAGGCGTTTAGTTATAATGCTGTGATAAAGATTGATGATCAAGATATGGATTATTCCAACCCTGGTGTTTGGTGTCATCGTATACACAACTTAATGTCAGATGAAGCCTTTACTCATTGGAACGCATACAAAGATGATAAGTTAGCAAAATAGATGTATAAAATTCTTTATTGGCCAGATCAAAGGTTGCGGGACGTTGCTGATGAGGTGACGGATTTTGCTGCGGCTGAGGACATTATAGCGCGAATGTTTGAGACAATGTACGCTGACAAAGGTATCGGTCTTGCTGCTACGCAGGTCGGTATTCCCTTACGCATCTTTGTTATGGATACGGGATTAGATAAAATTGCGTTTATAAACCCAAAGATAATTGAACGTAATGGTACGATAACTCAGATGGAAGGTTGTCTTAGTTTCCCTGGTATTTTTGTGCCAATTGAACGAGCTGAATCAATAACTGTTCAATATCAGCTATTGACATGTGAAACAATAGAGCGTATACTGTATGGTACAGAAGCACAATGTGTACAGCATGAGATAGATCATCTTAATGGAATTGTCTTTTTTGATTATCTCAAAACAACTAAGCGCATGATGGCTGAAAACAAATTACGCAAAAAGTTAAAGGCATTAAAGAAATGATTTTTAAGCGGGTATCGAAACAAAAAATCCGGGGCCAACGGTTTGATAAATTATTAGAGTGGCGGAGGACTTTTATAATTTGGCCGCGCCCTCTTGTACATTGGGGGCTGGCCAGTGAAGACTCATCAATAGAATGGGCGGTATTTCAGTTTGTAATGAAACGCAATACAAAATATGGTGTTGCCAAAGGCAATTATATTTCAACGCCATGGCCTTGGCGCAAGATATTTGAGTGGAGAATGGACGCCGAGTATACAACCGATAAACATCTTTTCCATGAACGACTAAAAGGTGGATCTGGGTCTTCTAACGATGATATGGAAGAAACTTCCCAGGTCATGTCTCATGTTGGAACTAGACCAATCAACGCTATCGCTGGTTCTACTTGGATTGATACAACAACAGGTGATACATACATTTATGATGGCTACACATGGATTCGGCAACTATCTTATAAGCAACAAGCAACCGCGAATAAAATGATCGCTGCTATCAAACAGAAACACGCACAAAGGAGACCTAATGCGAGTACAAAATAAAAAGTTTATTTGGGTAACATTCCAGTGTGAGGGCATACATAAATATCCGGACGCCCCCGAAGGTGTAGAATTTTTGCGTTATCCGCACAGGCACATGTTCCATTTCAAGGTTGAGCTGGAAGTATTCCATGATGATAGAGATGTGGAATTCATTTTGTTCAAGCGCGAGCTAGAAACATTGTATAGAGAGAGTACATTGCAGCTAGATAATAAGAGTTGCGAAATGATGGCTGAGGATTTGAACGAATACATAAGCCGCGTTTGGCCAGGTCGTGATCTCATTATTACAGTGAGCGAAGATGGTGAGAATGGCTGTACGTGTTACTATGCTAAAGACGAAGAAAAAATCCCACGCTTATATGAGAAATAAATTATGAAAGTATATGTGATAGACCTTGAGTCCGTACCAACGCGATACACTTGCGAGTGGAAAGGACATATCCCTGCACTTCTAAGCGAAGCTGCTACCCATAGGGATAGACTCGACGTAGAGATTGTAAATATCTCCGGCGGAGAAGAACAGTTGAAGGCCACGCCAGGCGCCTTCCTGAACTTTGCGCAAACCAACGTGTATAAGAATAATCAACTCACGCAGGTTGCAAAGCTATTCTCCGAGGGCAAGGTCTTGCCTGGCGACCAATTCATTTTTACTGATGCATGGAACCCAGCTATTATACAGCTAAAGTACATGAGCCAGTTGCTAGACATTCCGGTTGTTATTCATGCGCTATGGCATGCTGGCAGTTACGATCCGCAAGACTTTTTAGGTCGTCTTATAAAGGACAAACGCTGGACTAATAATTTTGAGAAATCAATTTGGCATGCTGTAGACTACAATTGGTTTGCAACACAATTCCACATCGACATGTTTTTTGAAAATGTTTTTGGGTGTTTTGGGTTGCAATTAGATGCAGCGGAATGGCAGCGCAAATCGCTACGTACTGGCTGGCCAATGGAGTATATGACAAAGACGTTAGATCATTACAAAGGTCTAAAAAAGCGCAACCTCATATTGTTCCCACATAGGCTTGCCCCAGAGAAGCAACCCGAAATGTTCCGCGATCTTGCAAAGTCTATGCCACAGTACGAATGGATTGTGTGTCAAGACGAAGAGCTGACAAAGAATGAATACCACAAGCTACTAGGTGAAGCAAAAATTGTTTTGTCGTTGAACCTACAAGAGACGCTAGGCATTAGTTGTTTTGAAGGTGCTATTGTTGATGCACACCCGCTAGTCCCTGATAGACTCAGTTACATGGAAATGTATAATGAGCGTTGGAAATATCCTGAGGAGTGGGCAACACCTGAGATGTATCCTAACGGTGGTAAAGAATTGCTTATGGAAAAGATTGAACACTTTATGGAGAACTATGGTCGCTACGTTGATGAGGTTAGTGAACTAGCGAAGCATTTACAGAAAGACTTTTTTGCTGCTGGGCCACTACTTGACAAGGTCCTCGGTCCGGTACCGAAAGGAGACAAGTGAGCGAGCAAGACGAATTTGAGTTTGAGTGGGTAGACAAAAATGGGTCCACTAACTTTGATCCGAATTTTACATATGGGTCAGGCATTTATGCAGTTTCTGGTTTTACCAATTGTTCTACAAGCAATTCTACAATCTCATCGTATTTTTCGTCGTGGTCAGATCCACTTCCCGCAGCACTAGATAAAATAACAAAACACCTAGAAGCGATCAACGACCGTCTTGCATTGTTAGAGGAACTTGACGACAAAGAGCAACACAATATGTTACGAGAAGCATACCGTAAATACAAAATGGTCGAAAGGCTAATTGGAAAGGATAAGACTGATGAGTGATATAGATGATATTTGTGATACTGTTGACAGCTTAGAGCGTGTTGTTGAACGCATGGCTCAAGCCGAAAAACACACAGCAATGGAGCTTGCAAAGTTACAGGATCAGATTTATTATATGTGTGAAATGCTTAGTCTTGCTACTGATCCTGACCGAGCAAAGGATAATGCGCTTCTAAAAGAAGCTTACGACAAATATATGTTTACAGTACATTTGGTACTAGGGAAGGAATAATGGATAAGAAATATATTACTTGGACCGAAGTTGAAACATTGGTTAGCCATTTGTGCGAGCATGTTGAATCTAGCGGATTCAAACCTGACGTTGTATTAGGTATTAGCCGCGGCGGCCTTATACCATCGGTCATGCTTAGTCATTGCTGGGACATTCCTATGATCCCTTTACGTTGGTCTACACGCGATCATCTTTACACAGATGCAGACACAGTGGCTGAAATAATAAAGGAAGTAGAAGATGGTAAGCGGTTGCTGATTGTAGATGATATTTGCGATAGCGGTGTTACGCTAACAGAGCTTAACGATCACTTTGCAAATATGCTACCTAAGATGAGAGACAATATCAAATTTGCAACATTGCATCAACGCGCTGGATCAAAGCTAGTCCCTGACTTTATTGGCGGATATATTACTGACGGAATGTGGATTGTCTATCCTTACGAGGAGTTTTAGGATGGGTTTTTCTTGGCCTGCGTTCTTTGGTTGGGTAGTTACAGCAATATCTGCTGCTGGCGTCATATTCGCAATGTATAGCTTTCTTAGCCCGTTATATAAGACGAAACCAAAAGATAATTCAGGACTTGACAAAAAGCCCAAATAGTAGTATAATAGTAGGATGCCAAACATGAACAAACATAAATATAGCGAGATTTTTACATCTATTCAAGGTGAAGGAGAATACACGGGTACGCCAACAGTATGGCTACGCTGGTTTCTCTGTAACTTACAATGCAGCGGCTTTGGTCAAAAAGTGCCAGAAGACCCCTCAACACACGTTTTGCCTTATGAGGAATTCGATATAAGCAATATAAAGCGGATTGAGGATTTGCCAGTTTGGAGTACAGGTTGTGATTCAAGCTATAGCTGGGCTAAAAAGTACCGCCACTTGTGCCCCGAAGGCACAGCAGAGGAAATTGCTGATAAGCTTGAGGAGCAGTTAGTTAGTATGCACGATAAGCATCCTACGTTCTTTAACGAACACAGCTTGCAGTACACACACTTTTGTATGACGGGTGGCGAGCCGATGATGAAGCGGACGCAAACTGCACAAATAGAATTGATGAATGAATTCCTACGGCGCAATAACGTCCCCATGTTTATTACAGTTGAGACTAATGGCACACAACCGCTTGCAGAAGACATGGCGCAAACTATTATGCAATACGTGTACTCTGGTGGTGAATGGTTTTGGTCGGTGTCGCCCAAGCTACTGTACACAAGCGGCGAGCAACCTGCGAAAGCAATTAAGCCCGAGGTCGTAAAATCGTATCAAGACATAAGCCCTCGCGGTCAGCTAAAATTTGTTGTGAGCAACAGGAAGGAAGCGTGGGATGAGCTTGAGGCAACGGTGAAATTATTTAGAGACGCGGGCGTTGTATGGCCGGTGTGGATCATGCCTGTAGGTGCTACAGTAGAAGCGCAAAGTGACGATGATATGCGGGCAGTGGTCGAAGAAACAATAAGGCGCGGCTATAAGGTGGCGGCGCGAGTACATTGCTATATATGGGGCAACAAAATTGGAACGTAAGGAAAAAGATATGAGTAAGAAAAAGAGATTGCTACCCTTCGGTTGGCTCCCTGGACATTGGGGACTAGCAGGTAAGACACGGGAACGCGCCCAAGCGGAATATGAATTTGCGCAAGGCTATGAGCTAGATGCCATGTTAATAAGAATTGACAATCCCGATGATTCTAGTTTTGCAAAGGCTTTAGTTGAGTTACGACTTAGGTACGGTCTCATCACAGAACAAGAATGTGATTATTCGTTGCATGATTTAACGTATTTTCTTGGCTCCGAAGAAGCCAAACTATCTCTTCTCAAGCTAGATAAGAAATATAATAAGATTGAGGAAGAAGATTACCAGCGCAAGCTTGCAGAGCTTACAATAACAGATGAGAAGTTATTGAAGATGCGTTTGCTGGAACTGGATAAAAAGTACGAGAAGATTACACACGACGAGTTTGAGAAAAAGAAGGCAACGCTCCTTGAAGAGCCGTATGTCCGCATTGCAAAAATTGAGACTGATCCTACAAACCCAGCGTATGGTGGAATTATAATGGATTGGAACAAGGCGTTTGTGCAGCAATTGGAAGACGCTGGCTATGGTCCAGATCCCGATGAGGCGCGTATTGTTGAACAGTGGTTCAATGAACTATGTAGGAATATTGCGACAGAAGCGTTTGACGGCGTCGGTGATTTTAATGAGAAAATGGCTGCGGGTAATGTCCCACACCACAGACGCAATTTACACGATGACGTTATACTAAAGAAGCCAACACAACCAAAACAGGATGATACCAGTGCAGAAGAATAAGTATATCTTAGTAGACGCGATGAATATGTTTCATCGTGCAAAACACGTAGTCCACAATGGGCCCATTGATATGCGCATTGGTATGAGCTTGCATATCACGTTTAATGCTTTACGCAAAGCGTGGCGCGATCTCGGAGGCAATCATGTTGTGTTTTGCTTAGAGGGTCGAAGCTGGCGTAAGACTGCGTGTGAGACATACAAGGCTAATCGACTTGCTGCACAACTAAAGCGTACCAAGCGCGAAGCAGAAGACGATGATTTGTTTTTTGAAGCGTTTAATGATTTTAGCGACTTCTTCTCAAACCAAACTAATTGCACTGTATTACAGTGTCCAATTGGCGAAGCAGATGATCTCATTGCAACGTGGATTGACTTACACCCAGATGAAGATCATGTGATCGTTAGCTCGGACACCGACTTCTATCAGTTGCTTGCAAAAAATGTAGAAATCTACAACGGCATCACAAACAACCTCATTACACTTGAGGGATTCTTTGACGACAAGGGCAAGCCTGTAAAAGATAAAAAGACCGGCCTACCTAAGAAACTGGAAGATCCTGAATGGCTGTTGTTTGAAAAATGTATACGCGGCGACAAGAGCGACAACGTGTTCCCAGCGTATCCAGGTGCAAGGAAGAAGGGTAGCAAGAACAAAACTGGCATGATGGAAGCGTTTGCAGATCGTAATAGCGGTAGCTTTGATTGGAATAATTTTATGCTACAGACATGGGAAGACCACGAAGGCAATGTGCATCGTGTGCTAGATCGGTATATGGAAAACGTGTCATTAATTGATTTACATGCCCAGCCTGACGAGGTCAAGGTTGAGTTGATCGAATGTATCCTGCGCGAGGTTGATCGACCAGTAGTGCAGGGTGTTGGTGTTCATTTCCTGCGGTTCTGTGGTAAATGGGATCTTGGTAACATCAGCAAGTATCCAGATGAATTTGCACGGATGCTAAACACACGCTATAAGGGTCACCTTATTGAGCAGACAGAGGAGGTAAGTTAATGGTCGTCTTAAAAGAAATCACTACAAAGAGTTGGTTGGTATTAACAGACGAGGACGGAGAAAACCTCGGTCTACTTAGCCAACACACATCTGGCCGTTATATACTGTTGTCTAAAGCAGGCAAGGTTGAGTTTGCAGATAAGGAAGATATTAGCACATTTTTTGAGGAAGATATTTTCTCGAAAGTGGTGTCTCCCCGTATTATGGATCAAGAAGAATTTTTCATTAATAGCTATCCCGTAGGACACACAAATCCTGTTGGAGCAGATCCTGACAATCTGATCTCAGAATTACCGTTGTACACCAAATCCGCTGCTAGTAAAATTTATCATTGTGCTGGATATTACTGTGTTTTGTTTCCGAAGGGCTGGGTTCTGCGTTATAATCCAAAGTTGGCTACTTTAGGTAAATATGAGTATACAGGGCCCTTTAAAACTGAAATGGAAACGAAATCTCACCTCAGTATGTTAAAGAAAAATGCAAAGCGAAATAAATAATTTTCGGTTGAAGATACGCAACACACTTAGACTAAAACGACCAACGTTGTCTTTTACAGTTGACGAAGCTAAGAAATTAGATAACGATATAATAGCGTTAGAAAAGCGTATAACACAGTTAGAACAGGAAGCCCTAAACTTTGAAACATTGACCGTCGATATTGTCGGGAATGAATTCTAATGTGGGAAACTGATGAGAAAGTTGTTATTTGCCCTAGCGGCTATGTTGAGTTGGACAGGAGTAGGCGCGCACGATCATGATATAGTTGAAATAGCGGCTAAAGTCCTACCATCTGTTACGTATATTGAAGTAGAACGATATATAGAACAACACGCAATAAGCTTGGATAACGACGATGTTGATCAACAGGTTATCAAGCGCCATGTCAACATTTCCCCTATAATTGGTTCTGGTTTTGTCATCGAAGGTAATTTTGTAATCACAAATTACCATGTTATCTCTTACGTGTTAAATCATCCTGAATCTAAAATTTGGGTATACTTCTATAACGAAAACGACGATGTATCTATTAAATATCTTGCCACTGTAGTTGGGTACGATGAAATTACTGATGTGGCTTTGTTATCTATTCCTGGTGAACACCAAGGTGTTGAGTTGTGTGCGTCTGGAAGTATCAAAATTGGCTCAAACGTTTTCTCCATCTCTAATTTTTACGGTATTAAATTTTCTGTAACTACAGGAATAGTTAGCTCTACAAATCGTGCAGACACTAGATTCCCTTATGTCTCACAGCTCCAGTTACAAATAGCCGCAGGATCAGGTAGCAGCGGAGGACCTGTGTTTAATGAGTTAGGTCAAGTCGCTTCTATGAATCATACTGTCCTTAGTATGGATGGAAATTCCAGTATTAACAATAGTATGTTATCGACCGTTGCGTTCTCTATCCGCAGTGATGTAATACTAAGCACAATTATGCGCATAGAGAAACAAGGTGGTGGTGCAGTTGAACACCCTGATCTTGGTGTGCTACTTGTTAGTTTTGGCCAATCCTCGAGATTGTATCAAGACACAAATGACGGCGAAAACATATTTGACGGACTTATGGTCAAGTCTGAGGACTATGGGCCCAACTCCACACCGTTTGAGGTTGGTGATATAATTGTTGAGCTGGATGGATTATCTTTCAGTAGCCCGCGATTATTTTTCATCTATTTAGACACCCAATACAAAGTTGGAGACAGCATTAAACTACTTGTTTACCGAAATGGTAGAATAATAAATATGACTATGAAGTTACAAGCCGCTCGGAGAATTTAACACATGCCACCTATTAAAGTTTACACACGAAGAAGATGCCCACATTGCGTTTCAGCGAAAACATGGTTACGACAACGTGACTATGAGTTTGAAGAAATTCTGCTAGAAGATAAAGACACAGTCTCAGAGTTTTTAGGTCAATATCCAGAATTACGTTCGGTCCCCCAAATTTTTGTGGGTGAAAAACACATTGGCGGTTTCACAGATTTAATAAAGTCCAGTCTCGCTAAATAATCTCCGTTATGTGATAAATAATAGTAGCACTTAATGGTTACTATGGAGACATATAATGGCAAGGCCGAAACCGGATATTCTTATTGAATATACCAATTCCAAGACATACAAGAGTGAGCAGGTATTAAAGGCCGATGCTATTTTTGCTGTTTACTACGAGAACACGCCAATCAATTTGCGTACACTAAACTCCCTTGTAAACTACCCTGGACCAAAGTATAAAAAGGTTAGCTTTTCAAATCCTGGTCACGCTTTTAATCTTGCAGAGCGTTTGAACAAATTGTTTAAGACAAAAAAGTTTGAGGTCTATCGTCTTGTAGCAGGAGAAAAATGTGAGGAAGAAAACACCGACGAATCCTCTTAGACTTTTTCTTATAAACGAAGTCCGTGAAGGTAACAAAAAAGTAAAAGACAAAACTGATCTTGAGCTTGACCAACTCATCTTTTGCAATTCCAAATCCTTACGTGTTACCCGCGACGGCTATCTTCTGCTCTCATCTGTGTTTGAAACACATCGCTTCATGCTAAAATGTGAAGAAGGTGAAAACCCTCGTCTCACAGGCAAGGAGCTAATCGCGCTCAAGCGTTATGTTCCCTGGCCCTATTACCTAACCAACCGTTATTTACACCTTTTTGACTCTAAGAACCCCTTCTATCTCAATCTCAACGGTGGGGACATAAAAGCTTGGTTGTTGCAGCTTTACAATCAGAATCAGTAAGTCACTGATTTATATAGAGTTTCCAAAATAATTGTAAGTCTTTGTTTTTCTTGATGTTTATTCTTGTTTATTCTGTTGACTTTTAGGACATAAGATAGTATAATAAGGTTGTAGTTAGAGAAATATACTTTTGAACATCACAGGAGATAAAAGTATGATCAAGCGTCGCAAGACTGGCAATTCCACTGTTTGTCCTTTAACCGGCAACAAACTCTTCGAGTGGGAACTGTTTGATGATAAAGATGAAGAGAACGTCGTGGGTATTGCCTACCCATCGTATAAGACCCGCACCCAGCGCGTCTTCCGCGCAGAAATGACCCTCAACGGGGTTACTGCAAGCACCGAGAACGCCCGTTCTATTGGTGACGCTGTGAAGCAGATGCAAGCTACGATTGACGCAGGGCAACCTGTTGTTTCTACTGTGGTTTCTACTCCTGCAGACGGTGCGACTGAGGCGGTTACCGCCTAACAAGGGCAAGGGCGGGGCTCAAATCCCGCCCTTAATCTTTTGTTGACTTTTAACAAGAAAGATTATATAATACACGTATTAACAAGCTTAGGAGAAGAAGCAAATGGCACGGACAAGAGACGAAAATGCCCTCAGTTTTAACACGGTTTGCCCCAGAGATGCTGCGGCACTTCTGAGACACACTATGGCCGTTGGGCGCCCTGTAATGCTTTGGGGACCGCCCGGAATCGGAAAATCTGACATTATTGCTCAGATTGGTAAATCCCAAAATCGCCCAGTAATCGACCTTCGGTTGCTGCTAATGGAGCCCACAGACCTGAAGGGCATCCCCTATTACGACACGAAGACTGGCTTGATGCGTTGGGCTAAGCCTTCGGAACTTCCTACTATTGTGTCGGCTGAAGACGTTACCCTTGCTGAAAATACGCTGGCGCGTTTGGTTGATGACAAGGCCCCGGAAGAAGATATTAAGGCGGCTCGGCATCACCTCGAGGTGGTCGCTGGTAATTTTGCTTTGCAGAATGCAATCTTGTTCCTCGATGAGGTCAACGCAGCACCTCAGTCCGTTCAGGCAGCTGCCTACCAGCTGATCTTGAACCGCAAGATCGGTGAGTATATTCTGCCTAAGGGTGTGAGCATTGTCGCTGCTGGTAACAGAGAGACAGATAAGGCGGTTACTTTCCGTATGCCGTCGGCGTTGGCTAACAGGTTCGTCCACTTAGAGATGAAGGTTCGCTTTGATGATTGGTTCGATTGGGCAATTGACCACAGAGTGAAGTCAGACGTGGTCGGTTTCTTGAAGGCTCACCCTCACCGTTTGTTTGAGTTTGATCCTAAGAATGCCTCAAAGGCGTTCCCCACTCCTCGGTCTTGGGTGTTTGTTAGCGAGTTGATGAGTGACGACATGCCCGACAACCTCAACCAGTTCCTGGTTGCTGGTACGGTCGGTGATGGTCTTGCGCTGGAATTTATGCAGCACCGTCGTCTGAAGGACAGTCTGCCTTCGGTGGAAGACATCCTCAGCGGTCGTGTTACGAAGTTTGCGAACCCGGACAAGGTTGAGATTTCGGCACTGTACTCGTTGGTGATCTCACTGTGTCATTCCTTGCAGGACTTTGCAGTTGACAACAAATCGGACAGCAAGGCTTGGGAAACAGCGACCACCAACTTCCTCGAGTTTACAATGAACAACCTGTCCAATGAGGTTGCGGTGTTGGCTGCGGTGACTGCGATTCGGAAATACAAGATTGATTTTGTATTTGGTTCGAAGGCGTTTGACAAGTTTTACGAGAAGTATGGCGAGTCTGTTAACGCTTACAACTAAGCTACTGGTTCCCGGAGAGATATATGAGTTTTGATCGTTACAAGCAGGCTACCCCAGAAGAGAAGCTCTCACAGGCTAGGCTGTCTTTTATCCTCCAGCAGTCGCCATTCTTCGGCACGCTGGCACTACACCTAAAGCTGGTGGAGGCTGATTGGCTTCCTACAGCTGGTGTGGATGGAAAACATCTTTACTACAATCCTGAATTTGTTGGTCGGCTGAACCACGAAGAGTGCAAGTTCCTCATCGCCCACGAAGTGATGCATTGTGTATACGAACATATGCTCCGTCGGAATGGTCGGGAACCTCGTTTGTGGAATTGTGCTGCGGACTACGTTATCAATTGGGAATTGAAAGAGATTGGTGTTGGTACGATCATCCCGCCCGAGAAGTTAGTTGATCCTGAGGTTCTGAAGAAGAACCCCAACTACATCCGTGACAACAAGGTCGGTGCTTTGATTGACCGTCGGTTTGCTGGTATGTCGTCTGAGGAAGTCT